ATATTTTGCTTTGGTTTCTTCCCACGACAGGTAAATCAAATCATCGTAGAAAAGAGTTTCATATGAAACATTGTTTTTCTTTTGTAGTTGCCGAATACGACCTTTGGCATACTTTGTTTTCCATATATTAGTCAACGCTTCTACACTAGTATCAAATGATTTTACCAATTTATCTTCCGTAATTTGTTTACACAGAAATTCATTGGTATTATTATACAGAGGACTAAAATAGATACCACGTTGGTGTTCTGTTCTTGTTTTTTCTTTTGGTATATTAAGTTTAGGATAAGCAAAATGCAATGATCGATTTTTATGGTCTCGCTTAAGTGGAAGGCCTTGAGTGTTTTTTGCTTCCCACCATTCAAAATATTTTCTGGTGTGGTTTTGTTTTAACCAATCAAAAATCATTTTTTTAGTTGATCTTGATGGTTCAAATGCCACAGAACCTGATGAGAACCCCATTTTATTCCAGTGTTCTAAATTATCATATTGTGATAATCCATCAGTTTTTGTTTTGCCGTAGAGTGAAGTTGTAGTAACTCCTGCCAAAACATCTCCATATCTTTCTTTCCAGTCTTTTTGAACAGTATCAGATAAACACAACAATGCCAATAATTTACCACCCATGTAATTGTACCCAAGTGGTTGTAATGGAACAATCGTTGAACCAATTGCTGTATGATTAATCATACTCTGTGAAGTTTTAATATCTCTTGGCCAACCAATTGCTTTATCTCTAGGAGTTAAATCTAAAAAATCGGATGATATACAAACAACACCAAGATATTTTCCACTAATTTCGTCACGAACAATATAATACAGATTTCTTCCAATATTAGAATTATTTTTCATTGTAGAAGAAAAAGTTCTAATGGCATTCCATTCTTCTACACGATTAGTATTTGCCAAATACATTTGAGGCTTTAATTTTTCATAATCATCGGGATCTTTGGGAATCCAAATGTTATTTTTTACTTTGTGTATGATGGCTGCTTGTGTGTCATCTTCCCAATCAATATCGGGATCACCAAACATATTTGTCCGAGCTTCACCCGGATAACGTTCTTTCACTTCACACCATTTTTGATATAAAGTATATTCTCGGACGTCCATCTGAGAAGCATAATCCAAATCTTTGATGAGTGTTTCTTTTAAATTATTTTCATCAATGTGTTTAAAGCTTTCAGATGGATTTTCTTCTTGCCATTTTTTCCATTGTTTTTCAACAAATTCAATTGGTGTTGCCATTATTTAAAGCCTATTTTTCTCATAATTTTATTTCGTTTTTTCATGCCTTGTTGCAAGGCAAGAGGTTTTACTTTATCAGTATACACTATTCCATTCATGTGGTCAAGCTCATGCTGGAAACAACGAGCCGACAATCCGGTAAACTTGGCTTGTTTTGTTTCTCCCATATAATCTTGGTATTCCACCTCAATCTCTCTAGGTCTAGTAATCATTAATCCTAAAAATGGAAAAGATAAACATCCTTCCATCATATGTACCTCTTCTTCGGATTTATTGGTAATTCTTGGATTAAAAAATGCCACATAATCATCATTGGCACCCATCACAAAAACTCTAAATGGATAACCACATTGATTGGCAGATAAACCGATACCACGATTTTGTTTACAAGTTTCCACCAAAGCAGAAGCCAATTCGATGGCATTAACTGGAGGATTTTTAAAATCAAAATCAGTTAATACTTGCCTTAATATTGGATCCGTTTCAGCAACCAAACGCAGTGTTGGTGTTTGCTGTTGAACGGGTTGTGGATTTACAACTTCTTCTGTATTATATTTAAAGACTTCGCTCATGTTGCCACCTGACTAAAATTATTCTTTTTCTCAAATTTAATGATGCTCCGAAACTTGTCGAATAGTTGGTCTCCTTTATGACTAATAACAAATATATTAGTATCGGATCCCATCTCATGAATCAACTTCAAGAACTCCTCAGTACCAACACCATCTAAAGATGAATCAAATACTTCATCCAAAATCAACAAGTTGGTGTTTGTTGAATTTTTTAATTTAGCAATCTGACGCCATGTAAACAGTAGTGCCAAATCAATACGCATCTTTTCGCCTTCTGAAAAATTAGCATAACCAAACTCATCACGGTGCCTTGATTTAATTGTTTCTTCAAAGTTCTCATTAATATTAAAGTTTACAAAGAAATCCATGGCAGTCAAATACTTATTAATCAACTTGTTCATGATTGGTAAATACTGACGAATAATCTTTGTTTTGATACCGGTATCTTTCAATAAAGAACCGGCAAACTCCAAGTATTGTTTTTCTGTTGAAAGTTCTTCTTGTTTGGTTAATAACTCAGTTAACTGGTCTTTTAATTCTTTCAGTTTGGCATTCTCATCTTCAAGATTATCTTTACGATTGGCTAACTCCTCAATCTCAGTTTGAAGTTTACTGATATATTTGTTAACGGCAGAAATGGTTGAGTTGTGTTTAACAATTTCGTTATTATGTCCGTTGATATGTTTATTAATATTTTGTATTTGTTCTATTCTTTGGTTTGCTTGAGCAATTTGTGTTGCAATTTCCGTAAGACCTTCCCGTTGAGTATCGACTTTCGATTTTCTTTCTGTAACTTGGTCTTGTTTGAATTCTCCATCAATTGGTTGTCTACAGGTTGGGCAGTTGTCGTGTTCTTCATAGAAAGCAATATCCTTTTCATTCTTTTTAATGTTGGTTTCAATCTTAGATTCTAACTGTAACAACTTTTTACTTTTCTTTTCCACAGAAATTTTATCTTCAACTTTTTTCTGGAGAACATTAATGTGTTTTTGTATTAATTCAATATCTCTTTGTAAAGTAAATGTTTGGTCTATACTTGTGGTAATTTCTTTTTTCTTCTTCTCAATTTCCACATCATTTCTAATTTTGTGGTCCTCAATACTTTGTTTTTGGAAATTAATTCTTTCGGAAGTTAACTCCATTTCATATTTTGTTTTGGTGGTACCATCTTTAATGAATGCCATCTTCTCTTTAACAACACCATTCATGGAGGAGAAAATTTGAATGTCTAATAAGTCCTCGATGATTGCTCTCCTATCTGCTGGAGATAGTTGCATAAATGGAACAAATGATGCAGAGCCTAAAATAACCACTTGAGTAAAGGATTTAAAATTTAATTTGAGAATAAACTTTTCAAGATGTTCTTGATAATCTTTTGCCTTGGCATCTTGGTCAACCAATTTATCATCACAATATACTTCAAAGATGTTTGGTTTAATACCACGAACTACTTTATATTGTCTTTTGCCGATCAGGAATTCAATCTCCACAACGGCTGCTTGTGCGTTGATAGAGTTTAATAATTGTGGTTTATTAATTTTACGAAACGGTTTACCAAAAAGACCAAAACACAAGGCATCTAAAATGGTGGATTTACCTGCACCATTGTTGCCAATGATGAGTGTGTTTGGAGACCTTTGTAAGTTAATCTCAGTAAAGTTTTGTCCGGTGGATAAGAAATTTTTCCAACGAACTTTTTGAAATATAATCATGCCTGCTCTAGGTTCAATGCCTCAATATACAATTCTTTTAAAACTGATTTGAGTTTATCGTTATCAATATGTTCTTCTTTAATACCATCTACAAATTTATTAATGATTGAAACGGTATCTTCAGCTTGATTAATTATATCATCATCTAGACCTTCTGTCAAGTCAATTATGTCCTCAACAATGGTAATATCAATAGGATTTACATTGTATAAATTGGCCATGAACTTATCAAACAGATAGGGATTGGTTTTGTTAAGTACCACAACTTTTACATATGTTCCGGTATATTTGGTTAAATCTTTGCTGGTAATCTCTGTAATGGTATTTTCTTTATCGTCATAAGTGATACGATGAAACATTACGTTTGGGTTCTCAATAAATTCCAAATGACGAGTGTTAAGATCGAATAAATGAAAACCCCTTGGATCATTGTAGTCCTGCCAGGTGAGTTCGTAAGGATTACCAAGATAACGGATATTATCTTGATTTGAACGGTGATGATAATGACCTGAAAACACAGTATCAAACTTTTTAAATAATTCACGGTTTAATCCTTCGTGGTTGGGTATACCCCTATTCATGGCAAATCCAGCAATCTCTAGATGACCCATACAAATGTCTGCTGAAGTTTCCTCAATCATCTTCATGCTAGCATCAAAGTTTTCTGGACAAATCCAAGGCAACATGCAAACATCTGTACCACAAACTTCAATTGTAATGGGGTGATCAAGCACTTCAATATTTTTGTATTCTGCCAATAATAATCGAACAGAGTTTACATCGTTGGTATTTTTAAAATAGGTGTCGTGGTTGCCGGCCAACATGTGAACTTGTATATTTCGTTTGGCAAGTTCATCAAAAAATATTTCTTTGGTTCTTTTGAGTGTAAAGAAATTTACATACTTGCGGCGGTCGAAAGTATCACCCAAAATAAGCACAGTAGAAATATTGTGCTCATCAATAGCTGGAAAAAATGTATCTCTATAAAACTTTTCATAATAATCTAAAAAATGTGGTGAATCGTTACGAGCACCAAAATGCTGGTCTGTAATAATTGCTACTTTAGTTTCGCTCTGGTTTTTTAATTGGTTCATAATTAATTTTTATTTCAAGTACAGATCCAAGTGGTTGTTGGTTGGCAAATACGGTTGCCTCATGTAGTGTTTCAAACAATTTAAACCTTAAGCTTCCCTCACTCAAGGTATAATTAACTTTATACATTATATCATTCTCCTAGAAACTTTTCAATACCTTTGGGCTTGTTTACCTCTTTTTTAGCCTTCTTGGCAGTTTCATATGTTTCAATAAATTCGGCAATATTATCATAGAGTTCAAATTGTTTGGTTGTACCATCTTCAAACTCTAATAGTTCCATTTCATCTAATATGCCCATTTGTTCAGTAGCTTTATACTTCACATAAGTTTGTTTTTTTTCTTTTTGAATTCTTCGTAAAAAGGCATAGTAGATAATTTGAGTAAAATAGGCAAAAGGATTCTTAGACTTGGTAGGATCAAAGTTACTAAAATACATTAAACAGTTTTCAATACCATCAGCCATCATTTCGTCACGGTAAGTATAATTAATAAAGTTTGGTTTGTGTGATAACCCTTCAGCAATCTTCATAAAACATTCTCCTATGTAATTTGGAATAGGAGGAGGTTCCGTTTTATTCTTCGTTGCCTTTTTACAACCCTCTTGATAGTCAATTAATGCTTGTAAAAAGTCCGCATTATTAATATAATGTTTTTGTTTAGTTGCCATTTTATGCCTTTATAATATATGCTGTTGGCGCTTTAATGCCGGTTGTGTGTAATGTTAAACCCATTTCTTTAATAAAATCGTCTGCACCATTGGATTCACTCCAGTTATGATAGGCATATTCATCAAATACAATTACACCACCAGAAACAATATTTTTCCAAAATGTTTTAAGTGCTGCATAGGTTGGTTTATCTAAGTCCATATCCAAATACAATACACTAATCCTAAGACCAGGTTTTTCTTCCACAGCGGTCTGTGATGTTTCAATAATATCACCTTTAACCAGTTCAAATTTTGAAGAATCAAATCCAGCATTAATAATTCTATTATAAATGCCATCGTATGAAACATCAGTTATATCCAAATGTTTATCTCTAGTAAAAACTTGTTTCATGGTATCTTTATCAATACCAGATTTCATATTATCAACAAAACCAGGATCAAAAAAATCAAATCCTAAAACTTTCTTAATACTATTGGGTTCATTCATGGCCAAAATTTTTAACCATGCCAATAAGCCGGATCCTTTAAATACTCCACATTCAACAATATCACCAGGTAAATGTTTGGTCATTTCATAGAAATACATTTTACTGTATAACTTATTAAACACAACTCTATCATTACTAAAAATAAAGGCATTATAACTATCGTACATATCCTGATTTTTTTGAATATCAGAACTATCATTATATAAATTTGTCATAGGTGGTGTTCCAAAAAGTAATTTAAATCTTCTGGAGTACCAATACCCCACATTTTTTCAATATTTTTGATACGAATTTTTTTACCATCAGCAATGGCTTCATTGAATACAGGACAAACATAAAATTCATTGTTGGTTCTAATATTTTTATTAATCATTTGTTCAGCATATTTAACATAATCCGAACCGTGTTTCCAATAATAAATACCAGCGGTTGCTGTATCAGAAATGGGATTCTTTTCAGCCACTTCAGAAACTAAACCATCATCACCAACTTTAGCAAATGACCATTTAGGGTGTGTTGCTTTAAATGTAATAATTCCACCATCAATTGTGTCGGCAGTAAAGGCATATAAACATTCATTTGAGTTCCATTCCAAGTATTGGTCAGAGTTGGCCATCAATAAAGGTTCATCGTTGTTAATGAGTTCTTTAGCTAATAGAGTGGTACATGCCGCACCTTCAGTCATTTTATCTATTTGAATGATGTCACAACCAGGAGCAATTAGATTCAATAATTGTTTTAAATTATATTTTTCATAATGTTCTTTTTGAACCATAAAAATAAAATGAGCATCTACATTCAAATTTTCAACAACCACTTGAATCATAGGTTTGCCATTTACTTCAATTAATGGTTTTGGAAAAGTATAACCTGCTGCAGCAAAACGACTACCTGCACCGGCCATAGGAATCAAAACATTCATCTTTTTATTTCTCCACGGTATATTTTTTTTATTCTGAGTGAAACTATCAACATAATCCAAAAATGTTATATCCAAATCGTAAGCATCTTTAACTGGATATAAATGTGCACCAGAATTTAGAGCACCCTCACGACCAATATGTGAATCTTCCACAATAATGGTATCTTTAGGTAATGATTTCATCATCGTCATACATTTCCAATACATCTCAGGAAATGGTTTTGGATTAAATACATCTTCATTACTAACAAAGTAATCAACATATTGTAACACATCCATTGACATTAAGGCAAGTTTAACCGTTTCACGAATACTATTTGATGCAACGGCAATTTTCCAACCTTTTATATTCAACCTGTGCATTATTTTAATAATGTTAGGATTCTTTGGTGCTAATGGTATTAATTCAAAAGTTTGTTTTTGTTTTTCTTTCCAAATATCATCATACCAATCTACAGGCAAACCTTTATCTTGGGTGAGCATTTGTAATTTCTTTGTGGTATTTAAACCATCATATTTGGATAAATGTTCTTCACGATTAATGTTATAATTGTAAGAACCTGTTACCTGTTTAATAGAACGATTAAGAGCTTCGTAGTGAAGTTCTCTGCTGTCCATTAAAACCCCATCAAGGTCGAATATAACTAATTTATTCATAAACTATTAATAAACTGCCTAAGTGGATCATCCAAATTTCTCCGAACTCTTTTTATAAAAAAAACATTATTAGTATTTAACATTTCACCGTCTTGATTGGATGATTGGCTGTCTTTAACCAAAAATTCTTTAACTTTATCAATAGAAGGACCGCCTTCATAATCAGCCACATTTGTGCAGAGTGCCATAGCACTTCTTACCATTTTTTTCTCATCAGAAAAAGCACGACATAATGTGGGTATAACGACTTCTTCAATACAACCACCAGGCCAATTTATAAGATTATCGTGTTTTTCAAACCAATTAACAATCAATTTAAATATTTCTTTTTTACAATGTGTGCCTTCTGCAAAATTATTTAAAATGTTTTCTCTTGGTATTAAGTCGATCACGCTGGTATTTTCAACCATAATATTTGTTCTTGGATCATTTTTCATGTTCAAAGAATAATATGATGAGTCGGTATTTCTAAAATATTCTTCCACTCCAGGTTTAATAAACATCATATTACTGTGGAAAATACAATGATATTCATATTCAATATGTTCTGAGAAATGAAAATTAGATGCCAAAATACCAAGCATGCCGGTAAACTTAACATGATTAAATCTGGTTGGATTTACATAAACATTGTTATATCTTTGTGAAACGTTTTCATCAAAGTCGGCAAATGAAGCATTAACATGGAACACAATAATAGGATGCTTTACATACTTTTGTATGTTTTGTATAAGGTTTTCTACGGTTGAATTGTTTTCGTGTATAGGAACAGAGAACAATATTCTTACTTCTTCAATCATGTTTACCACACAATGTTGTTGACAACTGCTTGACAACTCTGTATAGTCGAGTATGTCCTTGGTTGAAAGTATTAATGTAATGTAGCTCCATCATTATCCATATCTTCAAATTCATTCATAATCATATCAATTTCTTCGTCAGACATATCGTCTACAAGATTCTTTGCTTTTAACAAATCTTTAATTTTTTCCACAGTATTCCAGTAGTATTCACAAAAGTCATCGGCAGGTTCTATAATTGCCATAATATCTTTTTGTGTTAACTCGATTTCATTCTTTTTAACTAACTGTACCGGCAACCAATGTCGCATAACTAATCCATTTGAATTGTGGCGAAAATCAATTTCAAAAGCCATTGGTTCTTCTAATCTGTAATTGCCAACTTCTGTGGATGTTAATGTACCTACTAAATCTTCACCATTCCGTAATTTGACTATTTTAATATTATCCATTTTTTAGTCCTATTTTATAAATTTTGAATGGGAACTTCTCCTCATTATATATACGACATCTTTCCACCATATGTTTTAATGTGTAATTCATGTGTTTTTTATATCTAAGATCATCAGATATATCATACAAAGTTGCTACTTCTTTTCCTTCACTTTGTCGTAAGCCTCGTCCAATGCTTTGCAAAGTTCGAATGCTTGATTTTGTTGGCATTGCAAATATAATGTTATGCAAATTTCTAATATTAATACCAGTACTAAAAGTGCCAAAAGAAGCCACAATAATAGCATCATTTTCTATCTCCATAATTCTTCTAACTTCTTCACGGTTCGATGTATCAACACCACCATGAATAAAGAAAACTTTTCTGTTGCCAATCTTCTCTGTATCCTTTATCATATCATACAGTATTTTACCATGTTTGTCAACCATTTGATAAAGAACAAGTGTATTTTTGCCTAGGCTAACTGCAAGATTCTTAATGAATTTATTACGAGTTTCATGTGAAATAAGATATTGAATTTCTTCAGCATAAGTTTTACCTTTTATCATTAAACATTCTTCGTCAGTATGCTTAAGTACAAGGCATTTAATTTCAAATGTGGCTAACTGATCCTTATCAATTAATTCTTTTGTTGAAATTACTTTTTTGACTGAACCAAAAAGACCTTCTAATACTAGTTTGTGTGTTTTAGTACCATCTAGTGTGCCAGTAAGACCGACACGGTATTTGGCATTGATGCAATTGGTAAGAATTGAGGTGAGCGATTGTGCTTTAAAATTGTGTGCTTCATCACCAATAACATAATCAAACTGTTCAAAATATTCTTTTGGCATTTTATACAACGACTGCCAAGTGGATATTGTCAACGGTTTATTTGTGTTCTTATCTTTGCCTTGATAAATTCGGTGTATGTGTTCTTCCATACTGCCATTATTGTAATCACCAAAGTCTGAAAACAACTGTTCAACTAAAGAAGTAGTTGGAACAATTACAAGTCCTTTTAAATTTTGATATTCCCAGAGTTGTCTAAAGATGAGATAGATGATGAGTGACTTACCTGAAGCTGTTGGAGATAAAAGTAATGTTCTTCGTTTCTGCATTGTATGAACAAAGGCATTAATTTGATGTTCTCTAACCTCAATTGGTTCTCCACGAGCATGTGGGTTAATTTTGTCGATAAATTTTTTCGCATGATATATTGAGTATTCATCTTCCGTATCTAAATTATTTTCATATTCATAGGTATAATCTCTCGATTCACAAAACTCTTTAACATAATCCAACAAACCCAAATACAGTTGTGATGTTTGTAAATTAAAAAGTCTTATCTTTCCATCCCACACACGATTGCGGTATGCTGGAACAAACTGATAACCAGGAACAAAAAACGTAAAGAACTCCGACAACTCTTGTGCTATGTGTTTTTCACAAGTTATCTTAGCATATACCTCATTTTTTTTGGAGATTATTATATCATTGGCCGCCAATAAAACGCTCCCAAGCACAATATTCCCTTAACTGCCAAGTTCTTTGTTTTAGTTCATTCATGATGGACTCAAGTACACTTACTGTTTCTTCATGGTATACTTTTTTCTCCAGCATCTTAATCATATCATCATCACCTTCTAAGTAGGCATTAATATCAGATTTTAATACAAATTGAAATGGTGTCCATCCACGA